TTGGGCGCGTCGAGCTTGGCGTTGGCGTAGATGGACAGGTCGCCGCCCACGTTCTCCAGCGCGTCGAGCTTGGCGTTGGCGTAGATGTACAGGTCGCCGCCCACGTTCTCCAGCGCGTCGAGCTTGGCGTTGGCGTAGATGGACAGGTAGCCGCCCACGTTCTCCAGCTTGGGCGCGTCGAGCTTGGCGTCGGCGTAGATGTACAGGTAGCCGCCCACGTTCTCCAGCTTGGGCGCGTCGAGCTTGGCGTTGGCGTAGATGGACAGGTCGCCGCCCACGTTCTCCAGCGCGTCGAGCTTGGCGTTGGCGTGGATGTACAGGCTACCCGTTATCTTGGTGTATGGACAAGACCCTGTTGAGTTTATTGCCAAATCCCCCTCAAAGACATTCTCTTTTTTCATGTTATTCTCCCTTTGTGTTCTCCTGTCTGGGCCTGCCGTCAGCGTCCTGCCAGGCGTTGCGGGCCAGGAAGCCATTACAGCACGGTAGCCCGCAGTTACATTTCTCCATCGTGATCCCGGCCCGGTTGACGCCCTCGTAGGTCATCCCGGTCTGCTCCATGAAACGTCGCAGGGCTTCGCCGCGGGAGATCGTTTGGTTTTTCATAGTGTATGTGGCCCCTCGTGGCCCCGCGGTAACAGGCATGGTAGACCGTTCGACATCTGCTTCCAGCATTGGCTGTCGTTGGCTCCCCGTCCCTCACGGCGCTCCATCTCCTGGAAATGCTGCCGGGCCCGGAATCTCTCCATCTTGTCCCGGTGGTCCAGTTTCATGGTCTGCTCGTAGCTGGGCCTGATCGCCGGACGCTTCCAGAGTTGGGGCAGCACGGCCAGGACGGGACCGCCAGGGCATTTCGGGGATGGGTGCTTCAACGACTCCATGATGGTGTCGGGAGGATTCTCCGGCCAGGGCTGGGCCGGCTCAACTCGGTAGCCCTTCTGAATCCACGTCCGGCGCGGGATATGCGGGCAGGCCGGCGCCGTGACGGGCGGGTCGGAGTAGCGGCAGGCCGCGACGTGGGCCGCGCGCCGGTAGGTCCCGTAGATCGTGGTGGACTCGACTGGACGGCCGCTCAATGTGATTTGGAAGCTCATGGGCGCTCTACCTTCTCAAAGAATTGAGAACGGGCGTCTAGGATATCCAGCGCGTCCTTACTGTCGTTGCCGGATATCTCCACGGACTCCCGGCAGGCCTTGAGTAGAAGGCGGTCGATCAGGTCTATGGTCTTTTGGGTCATGGCTGGGCCTCCGCTCTGGCGATGGCGGCGTTAACTTGTGCCATTACTTCTTCCCCTGCTTTGGAATTGAAGTGTCCCTTGAGAGAAACCCAGCTTCTCATCTTGCTGAGCGCCGCCAGCAGGTCCTGCGCGGCGGCGTAGAGCGGGAACAGCTCAGGCGTCCCGTCCAGGCGAGCAACAGCCGTCCCCAGGTCTGCCGCATTCGCGTTGTCATTGATGCAGCCGGCGCATAGGTATTCTGCACCCCCGTCTGTTTTGTGGTAGTACAGCCGCCCCTTCGTGTGCTGCGCGTTCTTGGTTTTCATGTTCTACTCCTGCCCCATAAAAAAGGGGCGCACCATTTCCCGGCTCTCCCAAGCTAGGTTGGATGATGCGCCCGAAGTCGGATTCGTCGTCGGGTTTCTTCCGGCTGCTTGGGAGAGCATGGTTAGATTGTAACAGATGAGTGACGGCCTGTCAAGTGCTATTTTCCCGGAAATGCCCGCTATTTTCATACCCCCCTTTCGAGACAATTCCTCGACGGCCTCAGACGGTGGAAACGTGATAGAACGCATTTCCTCGTCGAGAATCAAGGGGCATAGCTATGGCTGCTTCGCTCCTGGGTCAACGTCGAACCGTTTTTATCGACGAGAAACGCGAGGGGATTGACATTAAGGAAGAATGGGTGTATGATTTCTATGTCACTTGGCAAAGCGACAAGAAGAAATGAAAAGCCACCTTCGCCTCACCCCGGACTTGTCGCGTGTCTCTGCCAAGTGGCGCCTGCCGAGATCCCGGGGTGGGGCCTATTTTATAGGAGGACTCCATGATCGACATGAACGGTGAACGGATACACAGAGCACAGCATACTGAGTGTTTCTATTTCTGGCCGCCGGACAAGCCCCACATGGACAGCCACTTCGGCTACTGCCGGCTCACAAGTCATTATCTTGAAGATCACATTCCGACAAAGAATGAGAAATCTTTAGGGCTCGATCATGGGCCCAGGGATGCGAGTCCGTGCTCGATGTTCTTCCCGGAAAAGAAAGCCAGGGAAATGGTGGAGAGGGCTCGGCTCGGGCTGCAGAGCATCGAGGTTATAATGTCGGGAATCCCGACATCGCCGCGGCGCCGGATATTTTAAGGAGAGACATATGAGCATGACTGACATCAACATCGACCGAGGCTACCCCGCGCACCGAAAGACCAAGAGGCTCTTGGGGCTCTGCGGCCCAGAGGCGGATATCTACCCGATCAGGCTATGGTGCTACTGTGCCCTATACCACGCCGCGGACGGGAAAATGGTGGACTACTCGCCAGCCGAGGTTGAGGCTGCGGTCGGGTGGAGAGGGGAAACTGGCGTTCTCCTGGCAGGACTCCTGAAGGTTGGGTTCTTGGAGTCTTTGAATTCGGGGCAGACTGGGTACGCTTGCCATGATTGGATAGAGTACGAAAGCCATATTTCAAAGTTCGCGGCCAAGGGAAAGGCTATGAATGACGCCAAATATGGTAGGACTTCATCTCCTGTAAGGACTACTAACAGTACTCCTGACAGGACTACTGCAAGGAATCCCCTACCTAACCTACCTATACTACCTACCGAAGGGGTCCCTTCGATTGGAGTAGAGTCTGAAACGAAAACAAAAACACCCCCCACGCAAAGTATTATAATAGGGCCAGTCAAGCCTGCCACAGCAGGCGCCAATCGGTTCGGAGATCGTATGCCGGAAGGCTGGCCTGAGCAGTTAGGCACCTGCATTTGGAGGGGACCGCTACTCATTATCGATCCCAAACAGGTGCTGCCACGATTCGACTTGTGGTCAGATGCCAAGCATACTCCCGAGCAATCACCTGTCCCGGTTCCGCCATCTGGAAGAAAGTGGGAATGGAGTTCCTCCACCATGTGTTGGTTGTCCTCTATGCTACACGATAACCGGGATTGGGTGTGCGGTATACCGAAGAAAGAGTGGGAGATATTGCAGGCGCGCGGGATATTCGAAAGGCAACGCGAGCTCCAGCAGGAATATGATGCCGAGGATAATTTGGAAGTTGCTCGGCAGTTGTGGTACAGAGAGGACGACCGCCGCACCAAGATCCGCGAGGACGCCAACGGGACCACCAAGCGCAACCAGGACGCCATGGACGCAGCGGAGAAAGAGAGATGGGCGAAACTCAAGGCCGACGACGAGGCACGACGAGCCGACATACAGAAGGCAGCACACAAGACCGCGCCTTCAAGGCCAGTCGCTCATGGCAAAGCAAAGCCGGACAGCCATAGGAAGTTCTTCAAGTGAAAGACCTGGCCGCCAATCAGAGCGAGTCAAAGTTCCGCGAGCAATGCCGTGACGAGCTCATTCCCGGTTGCCCGCACTGCCTATACAAGCTGCCACCGTTTGGGAAGTGGGTCCGGGCGCCGGCTCCTCCAGAGGCTCGGCACCGAAGTCATGCGTAAGCGCGACCCGGACTACTGGGTGAAGGCGTGGATAATCAAGGCCGAAGAAGCGCGCAAAGCTGGCTTCAACGTGTGCGTGGCGGACTGCCGGTTCAGGAACGAAGCCGAAGTCATACTGGCGAACGGAGGCGAACTGGTGTTTTGCGATTATCACTCAAACCGTTACGACGCCGGGCAGGCACATGAGTCCGAACACCTGGCACAGCGCATGCTAGCGCTGGGGCTCAAGGACGGCGACGCGGTCATGGCGGGCCTGCTGTGAGCGTCCGCGTCGCCCGCTTCGAACAGCTCGCCGGAATAATCGGTCCGCGCCTCACCGAGTGCGTGTGCGCCCTGCTCCACGGCAAGCGCATCACCATCGGCAAGAAGGAGTGCTGCGCCCGCGCGGAGTACGCCAAGCGCCGCAGGCAGTACGACCGCATGAAGGCCAAGCAGGCGGCTACGGCCCTGGGCTGCACCGTGCGGTACTACCTGGCGCTCAAGGCGTCGGCGAGGCTGCTGGACGTGCGCAACGACCCATAGGGCGGCCTGCCGGGCCAAGTGCCAGGTGTGCGGCAAGCGCATCCTCGAAGGTGAGTCCGCGGTGCTCGCCCGAGGCTACATGTCTGAGGGGCAGGCCCACCTGGACTGCCTCAAGCGGGCCGCCATCCGCGCGGCCATGGACGCCAAGCCGGAAGTGGAGGTCATATAACATGTACACCGTGACGAACTACCGGAGCCGCACCGCTGGTACGCCGAAGCCGTGGTCAAGGACGGCATCGTAGTCTCGGTCAAGTAGCTCGGCCAGTACGGGCCCACGCTCGCGCCAGGTGGGCCCTCCCTCTGCCTGGGGGGTGTTGCCCCACCTGGCGGCGTGGCGCGCGCCATATCGCATCGTCGTGCGGAATGGGCGGTATTTAGAGCGTCATGTTATCTTGTACCAAATTCAACAACTAGACGATTCAGGCTGATTCATGTACACTACCCGTACCAATGGGCGCCGCGGGCTTCAGACCGTTCCGGGTCCTACCAAGAGCGACTTCGTCGCTGATGCCATATGGCAACGAGGGTCATGTTCGGTCTGAAGCGCGCGGCGTTCTGCTGTGACAGTCATGGCACAGGGACCGAACAAGCGCCGCAACAAACTCCAGCCGTTATGGACGATACATAAAAAGGCTTCCTTCCTCAAAGCCTTCAAGAAACTCGGCGGCGTTTACATCGCCTGCAACGCCGTCAGCATCAACCCGTCCACGGTTCAAACCTGGCGCGAACAGGACCCGGCCTTCGCGGCCGAGTACCTGGCGGCAAAGGAAGCGGACACCGAAGAGCTTGAGAAGCGCGCCCGCTTCCGCGCCATGAAGCGCAGTGACATCCTCATGATGTTCCTGCTCAACGGCCGGCGGCCGGAGATGTACAGGCAGAACGCCAAGGTGACGCACGCCGGCGGCATCACGGTGCGCGACCTCCTGGTCGACGACGACCCGCCGGCCAAGGGCGCCAAGTGAACGAGCTCACCCCCATCGTGGTGCCGGCGCCCGGCTTCGCCTGCCAGTGCGGCGCCTCCCATTCCCTGATACGCCGGCCGCCCTATCCCTTCGACCTGTGCCCCAACTGCGGCACGGCCCTGCACCGTGAGCCGTATGTGAACGTCCTCGGGAGCGGACTGCAATAATGCCCTGGCAACCCTGCAACACCGAGGCGGCCAAGGGCGTCCAACTCAAGGGCGCCGTGCTGCGGGACAGGATAGGCGAGAAGCCCGAGTGGGCCATGAAGCGCATCCTGGCCCAGAAGCCCTGGGACAAGCAGGTTGAGATAGCTAAGGCGGTCTTCCTCCACCCGCGCGTCGAAGTGTCCGGCTGCGTGAGCTCGACCAAGACCTATTGCGCGGCGATGGTCGCCTTGCTCTGGCTCATGCGCTGGGGCCGCGGCTCCCGCGTGTTCAGCATCGCCCCTTCCTTCCGGCAGGTGGACACGAACCTCTGGGGATACCTCCCCCGCCTGGTGGCGGCCGCCGAGCGCAACGGGACGCCGCTCGGGTGCCGTGTGTTCAAGGAGCCGCGCATCGAGTTCGGCGACGACTGGTACTACGAGGGGTTCAGCACCGACAAGCCCGGCAACGTCCACGGCATCCACGGCGACCATGACCTGCTCATCGTCGACGACTGGCAGGGCGTGGACAAGGCGCTCATGGAGGAGCTGGACAACATGACGGCCGGCGGCGCCTGCCACTTCCTGTGCCTCCATAACAGGGTGGTGCTGTCCGGGCCTTCCTACGACTGCGCACACAAGGACGCCGCACTCTGGCACCACATCAGCATCAGCTTCTGGGACATGCCGAACAGCGACCCCAAGAGGGCCGACGAGCACATCCCCGGCGCCCTGTGCCTGCAGACCGTGGACTTCTGGAAGCGCAAGTACGGCGCCAAGTCGAACTTCTACCGGAACAAGGTCGACAACGAGTACCCGACAGCCGCGCCGGACACGCTCATCCCGCTGGACTGGGTGGAGCTGGCGTTCGCCCGCAAGGCCACGGACCAGGGGCCGCTGATGCTCGGGGGGGACGTCGCCCGCTTCGGCGACGACTCCTCGGCCAAGGCCCGCATGCGGGGCAGGTCAGTGCAGATGGTCACATCATGGTCCAAGTACGACCTCATGCACACCGCGGGCGAGTTCGCCCAGGACCTGCGCGCCGAGACGGCGCCGGACCCGAAGAGCGGCGTGCGCCGCTCTGCCTTCGCCTTCCTGGACGTGGTGGGGATGGGCGGTGGGCCGGTGGACCGCCTGGTGGAGCAGCGCATCCCCAACGCGACCATCGTCGGCGTGGACTGCGGCGAGAAGGCCGAGGGCATGGCGCTGCGCGGGGACAAGTGGGTCCCGGCCCACGAGGTGTTCGTCAACAAGCGCTCTCAGATGTGGTGGAACCTCCGCGAGCGCCTGGACCCGTCGGCCACCGACCAGGCCAAGCTCATCAGCCTCCCCGTCGACCTGGAGCTCCAGGCGCAGCTGACATGCGTGCGCTACCGGCTGGCCAGCGACGGCCGCATCGAGGTGGAGCCCAAGCACTCTAGCGCCACGAACGGCGGGAAGAAGTGGGGCCTCAAGAACCGCCTCGGCTACAGCCCGGACAAGGGCGACGCCGTGGTGGTGGTGGTGTGGGGCGCGGACACCTGCGTGCGGGGCGAGGTCATGACCCAGGGCCACGAGGCCAAGCCGCAGACGATGGCCCAGGCCGTGTCCTCGGACTTCCCGGTCGCCACGGCCTGCGGGTCTGGCGACGACGGATACATGGACGGCACGGAGCGCGCATGAACCTCTGGAAGACAATCGGTGGTTGGGCCAGACTGGGCGAGCCGACGCCGGGCTCCATGGCGGCCGCGAACCAGCCTTCGCTGGACGACGCGCCGGTCAACCCCGCGCCGGACCTGGCCAAGGAGCAGCCGGCGCCGTTCATGGGCCAGGAGTTCGGCGTCTCCCAGGAAGTCTACAATACCCGATTCGAGCTCTACCAGTACACGCCCGACATCCTCCTGACCAAGAAGGGCTTCCGGGTCCTGGAGCAGATGTACACGGACGACCAGGTGTTCATGGCCCTGTCGGCCCTGAAAATCATGCGGCTGTCCGGCGGCTACGAAGTGGAGGCCGCCAGCGACGACCCGATGGATGAGCAGATAGCCGACGAGGTGGCGGCCAACCTCGAGGCGCTGGACGGCAGCCTCCAGGACGCGCTCTTCTCCTTGATGGGTTCGTTGGAGATGGGATGGTCCCTCCATGAGAAGGTCTGGGACTTCTGGCAGTCAGGCCCGTACAAGGGCCGCGTGCGGCTCAAGTCCCTGAAGAGCAAGAACCCCCAGTGGTTCAACCCGACGGTGGACGACTTCAACAACCTGACCGGCATCGCGATGATTTCCCCGCCCTGCTACGGGCGCAAGCTGCCGGCCGACAAGTTCGTCGTCTACTCCTTCCAGAAGCGCTACGAGAACATCTTCGGGACGTCCCGCATCCGCGCCCTCTACGACTGGTGGTACATCAAGGGGCTGGCCAAGCAGGCCCTAGCCGTTCTGGCGCGCAAGTATGGCCGCAAGACCCCGATGGGCGTCTACCCGCCCACGATGCAGGCCGACCAGAAGACTGCGTTCCTCAACGCCCTAGTCAAGATGGGCACGGAGGCCGCGATACTGATGCCGCAGGGCTGCACCGTGAACTTCGCCGACGCGCTCCAGCACGGGTCAGACGGCCTCCTGGCCATCATCGAGAAGGCGGACCAGAACATCGTGCGCGTCGCCCTGGGTCAGACTCAGAGTACCGGGACCAGCTCGGGCCAAGCGCACAAGGGCGGCGGACAGGCCGGCGGGGGGGTGGGAGGCGGCGGAGGGAAGGGCGGCGCCTCGCTGCAAGAGCGGACGATGGACCTGTACCTCGAGTACATCGCCAGGGACCAGGAGGAGAAGCCGCTGGCGCAGGTAGTCAAAGACATCGTCGACTACAACTACCCCGGCGTGTTGAAGTACCCGAAGTTCAAGTACAAGGACCTGACCGAGGAGGATCTGGCGAGCGGCATCGCGGCCTTCATCCAGGCCTCCGCCGCGGGCCTGGTCAAAGCCACGGCCGACGATGAGCAGCACATCCGCGAGGTGCTGAAGTTCCCCACGGCTCCGGGCAAGACCGCGCTGCGCAAGGCCAAGCGGTCTGCGCCTGCCGTCACGCCGAAGGAGCCCATCGACCCGCGCCTATTCCCGACCGCGGGATACCGGCCTCCGACGCCGACCGCGCCTGGGCTGCCTGCGAACTTCTCCGAATCTTCCTTTAATGGGCGCAAGCTTACCCGCTTCGAGTCCCATGTGGACTTCGCCGAGGCCCAGGAGGTTCAGGACGAAGGCGTGGCCATCGCGCCCAAGGCCGCCGCGCTCCTGCGCGCCTCCGTCGACCGCGTCCTGGCCGACGTGCAGCGCCGCAACCTGGCCGACCCGGCCAACGTCCACGAGGTCAACAAGCTCCAGATGCGGGGCAAGGGCGAGCTCAACGCCTGCCTGCGCGACGGGCTCTGGAAGGTGGCCGACCAGGCCGAGCGCCAGGCGCGCCGGGAGCTCCGCGGCCGCGGGCAGAAGCTGGCCGAGCGAGTGCTGGAGCCGAAGGAGGTCATGGCGCTTATCAAGGCCCAGGCCTTCGACATGGCCGGGAACATCTCCGACGAGGTGCTCAAGAAGATACAGCAGCAGATATTCGCCGGCGTCAAGGCCGGCAAGTCATACAAGGACATCGCGTACGCGGTGGAGAACGCAATCGCCGAGTACGTGTCGCCGGACCTCGTGGACGGGGCGCTCAGCGGATCGCGGTTGATGACTGCCATCCGCACTGCGGTGTCGTCCGCGTACAACGAGGCCAAGAAGGCATCATACGAGGACCCTGAGCTCGGCGGCTTCGTCCTGGCCTACCAGTACAGCTCGGTCCTGGACGGACGGACGACGGAGTGGTGCGCAGACGAGGGCGGCATGGACGGACGCATCTTCCGGGTGAACAATCCCATCTGGTCCTCGTGGACGCCGCCGGTCTGGTACAACTGCCGCTCGACGATAGTTCCCATCACCAAGGTGGACGCCTGGGACGGGGTGGAGAGCGAGCCGCCGACGAGCGAGCCGCCGGAGGGTTTCAAGTGATAAGCGAATTGGACCGGCAGGTACTGAAGGACATCGCCGCGAGCACGGCGATCAGCCATTGCGAGCAGCTCGCCGAGGCCTTCGACCAGGCCCGCAAGCCGGACCACGACACGCTCATCCGGGCCGTGGAGCAGGTCAACAAGCTCGGCATCATCCTGGACATGCTCATCGGGTGCTGCGTGGCGGCCAAGGTGGTGAAGGGCCGCGAGGTGTTCAACGAGCTGTGCGCCCAGCGCGCCAAGCTCATGCAGGAAGGGAGGAAGCAATGAGCCAGCCGAGTGCGGGGCAGGTACACGTGGACGGAGCCATGAAGAAGATGAGCCTGAAGGCCAAGCTGGCCGAGCTGAAGACGCCGGCCGAGAAGAACCGATTCACGGCCAAGTACCACGAGGGGCTGGGGTTCCGCGGCGCCTCGGGCAAGGGCGCCACCGTGGCCGAGGCCCTGGCGCACGCGGAGCAGGCGGCCAAGTGAACCCCAAGGTCAAGGCCGCCTTCGCCAAGGAGCGCGCGGAGCACCCGGACCTCCAGGATTCCGAGGTCTGGACCATCGTGCGCGACCACTTCAAGGCGACCGGGCAGAATGCCCTGGCCTCCCAGGCCGCCGGCCAGACCGGCTACAGCGAGCTTGCCGAAATCAAGGGCGCCGAGATATTCATGGCCGGCACCTGGCTCGGCGAGACGTACTCCGAGGAAGACGTGGCGGAGATAGCCGCCAACACGAACAAGCTCCTGGCCATGAAGAAGTTCGAGCCGCCGGCCAAGGTCAAGAAGCTCGGCAAGGGCAAGCTCGGGCACAGCGAGGCCCAGGAAGTGGCCGAGACCGC